CTCCTATTTCTTGATTTAGTTCTAATTCTTAAATTAGACCTTGCATTGTTTCTTGGGTTTTTATCTTTATGGTCTATATCTTTTCCACTGATTGCTTTAACTCCCAGTTTCTTTCTCATTAATATTCTAGCAAGATTACGACTTGACCTGTTTTTTCTTTGTTCAGGTTTAGAATGATAATTTCTATATTCTCTATTGTAATCTCTAACTGCCATTAAATTACTGTGCTTCTTGCAATCTTATCAGTAACTTTTTTTCTATAAGCTGGGTCTTTTGCATATCTTGGGTCATTCATAGCATCTGTAACCTGAGATACACTTTCAAAACTATCGTTAGGTATTTGGTCTCCACCTTCAAATAATTCTGGTTGTTTAGGATTATAATTAACACCTGCTTTAGACATAAGACCTTGAACTGCAAGTTTTGCAGTATCAACATTCCCACTGTCAACCATACTATTGTATGCTTGTTGTTCTTGTTCAGATAAGTTTTTACCTGCCCAATCCATTAATTCGGTATATTTCTCACCACCACCAGTTAAATCGTGTATGGCTTTAGTGTGGTTGTCGCCAATAGCTTTTTGACCTTGAATATAACCATCTACAAGTTCTTTAGATAAACCATGATTAGTTGCTAATTCTTCATAAGATTTATCTGATAAAGAATTGTTTGTTGCATACTCATCATAAAATTTACCTAATGCTTCTTGTCCTTTAACTTCTTGTATAGAAGTATCTTTTGGTGCTTCTTCTTGTTTTCTAGAAGAAAAAGATTTTTCAAGTTCACCATATGCTTTCGCAAGTTCTGCAGCATTTCTAAACTTCTCAGGCAACCACTCTGGTCTTTGCTCTGTGGTTTCCATTTCAGTTTTTGGTTCGCTAATTATTGCTCCCTCACCATCTGCATTGACAGCAATGTCCTTGCTGACATCAACTCCATCATTTTTCTTTAAATCTTCTGCAGATTGTTCTAATGGTTTTTCTGTATTGTCAGGTTTTATTTCTACTCTATCTGTACTCATTATTGATTTACTCCTTCGACTTCAATTTGTTGTCCAGAGTTACTTGCGGCTTTTCCAACCTCAGTTAGTACTCTAGGGTCTTGTAAAGACTGGGCAAATTGTTGTGCTTGTTGTTGTTGATTTTCTTGTTGGATTTGTTCAGCAGTTTTAATTAATCCTTGTGTATCAATTCCATTTGCTACTGCAAATTTCTTAATAGCATCATCAAGATTAATATATTTGCTTAAAGTTTCAGCGCCAAGAGTTGAAGCTAAATCCGAAAGGAATTGCATCAATCTCATTCTGTCACTTGCTCTACCTAATGCTTCTAAACCAACAATGATTTTAGGTCTTACCAAATTCTTCGGTAAGTCAGGTAGAAGTTTCGCTTGTCTTAACATTGCTAATTTTGCAGTAATGTAAGGCAATTGAAATTCTGTTGTTAATACTCCATAAACTCCACCAAGAGCATCTTGTAATTCATTCGCCACCAATTGTACTTCAGTTGCAGTAACTCTTTCTGCTTGTCTTTGTACTGAAGCATTTAATAAAAATGCGAATTGTAATCTTTGTTCTATTCTTTGACTTGTTTCAAAAGCAATTCTAAAATCAGCAAACTTGTTAGCTTGTAAAACAGTAACATCACTTGCATTTCCTTCTATGATTGCTCCATTAGGTGCTTTTGCTATACTTGAAGCCCTGCTAGTACCTGCAGGATTTACTAAAAATAACATTTTAGCTGCAGCAGTAGAACCTTCTAATATTGCTTTTGTTAATCCTTCTAAACTTTTCAAGTCACCGAGATAGGCTTCACAGTGAGACCTTCCATAATTCATACCATCCACACGATTGAACCTAAGTGGGATGTATGGAAAACTATCAATTTTATATTCTGAAGTTAAAATTATTTTTTTATTACACTCCTGCATTACTTTATAATTTTTAGGTTCTCTGGTAATACAAGTGTATAAAGTTAAATCTTTTTCTTTATCATATTCTTCATCTTTATTTTCTAAAACTGCTTTTCTAATTTTATCTGGTAATGTTGCAGGATTTAAACTTTCCTTAATTATAATTTTTAAAACTGCACCTTGTGGGTCTCTTTTGATTACATAATTTTCTAATCTATAAACTCTTAAACCTCTGTCAGTTAATTTTAATAAAACATTTCCTGAAACTATTAATTGTTTTAATGCTTCGTATATTGAAACTCTGTCATTGGATACTTCCATATTATCCATAACTGCTGTTTCAATTTTTGCTAAACCTTCTTCTAAAGTTTGTTTCTGTTCTGGGTCAGCTTCAATTTGTTTGAAAACTAAATCATCCATACTCAATCTAAAGAATGGTGCTTGTGGTGGAAATAAAGCTAACATCAATTTTGATGCTAAGTTCATCACCCCTCTTGCGCCAATACTTTGGAATGGAGTTCTATATTCTGTTGCTGCGTTAGAAGATTTTGGTGGAAATAAAGTTGGTATTGTTAATTCCGCACAATCTCTTGCTCTTGCTAAATATACTTCTCTATCTAATTCTAACTTATTGTATTGTGACTGAATTGAATTTTTATCTTCAATTACTTTGTCTGATAAGACATATCTCTCTGTTTGTGGCATTTATTATGCTGATGGTAAGTTTAATCCACTTGCTGTAAGCCCTGATGTTGCTAAAGGTATTCTTAATGTACTACGACCAACACGTCTTCTTTGTGCTGATGAAGCGACATTAACATTTCTACCTGAAGCATCCGCACCTGCAGGAGCAACTTGCTTAGTAATCGCACCACTAACTTGTGGTGGAGTAGCAGGTATCGGCTCTGGCATTGGTGGCGGAGCAGGTGCTTTAATCGATAAGCACATGTTAGTTCTCCATTTGTAATTTTTGTTTTTCTATTAAATGATTAACGACAGACCTTTGACCTGATTTATAGAAAATTTCTTTCTCATCTTGGTCAAGTTCTGCACATTGATTTGGAAAAAGTCTGTCCAAATACGTTATAAGCTCTTTACTTATTCTTGGTGCTTTTATTGGATTTGGCATTTTTTTCTCCCAAAGTGGCACTTATTCTTTGATTTTCTCTTGCTTGTGCTATTTCACCTGCAATAGCAACATAACCTGCAGCATCAATGTAATCATCTAGATTAAACTTTCCTGCCTGTGTTCTTGCTATCTTTAGCAAGGTCATAAGATTTGCTACATCTTCAGGTAATACTAAAATTGCTATTTTGTATTTATTTTGAAAATAAGAACTCCATAGTCTTGCTATGTTTTCGTGGTTTAAAACTTTGTCGCCATGAGTTTTCTCTCTGTCTTCACTAAGCAGATTTTTTGTCTTGTCTAATATTTCTGTACTTTTCATATTTATATTTCCATAACACTGGTTGATTTGTTTTAATGTTGTATTCATTTGCTCTTAATATTCTGGCTAATCTTGCTTGATGATAAACGTCATCAACAACATAACCATTCCTTAAAAACTCGTGAACAACTGCATCCCACATACCATCTAAAGTTTTTGGCTTTAGTAATATTCTTGATGCTTTAACTGCTCCGACACCCTGACATCCTTTATAACCATCAGTTTGGTCTCCTGTTAATACTTGTGTGCAGAAATTATAATCTGCTAACTTGTTATCAACATATTCAATCTGGTCATCTATGATGCAGCATTGCCACGCAGGTATAGTTCTAAAATCTTTATCACCAGAAATAAGTACACAATTATCTTTAAATAAAGATGTTGCATAAATTCCAATTGTATCGTCAGCTTCAAGATTAGGATAAGAACCACATTGATGTGTCTCGTTTATCCAATCTCTCATTGCAGAATAGATAATTGGTTTTCTTATTTTCTTTCTGTGAGATTTGTAAAAACTATCAATTTTTTTTCTGAAGTTTTCTTTATCAGAAAATACAATAATACAATCTTTTGATTGCGTATGTTCTAAGTAAAAACCAATAGATTGTTTCCACAATTGTTTTGCTCTAGACATATCTGCACTTAATGTCCAAATATCATTTCCCCAGTCAATAGGTTCTTCTATAGCAGAAGTAATCTTGTAGACTAAAAGGTCTCCATCAACCAACATCTTTTTATTCTTGTTGGCAAAGAACTCATTTATGTTTTTCATAAATCCTTTTCATTGATTTAACGCAGGAAGCTGGAAGTACATTACAGTCACCATAATCTGTATTTCCTGTGTCTTTGTTTGTGGTGTATGAAGCAAAAGTATGTACGTACTGTTTGTCTTTAGAATAAACGTATGCTTCTATTACGCATTCTTCTGGTTCAAAATTATAAAGTTCATCTTCAGTCATCCACCCACTGTTTCCAGTTGGGTCAAGAAAGGTGATTTTATATTTTTTA